CTAATTTATAGCCCATTGTTGACCCCCCCCACAAGCAAAGCACGAAAACACAACGCCCTTATCCTTGCTGAAATTAGCGTCTTTAAGGGTCCAGTTGTAGTTAAATTTATGCTCCATAATTGCGGTTGGGTTGTTTGTTGAACACACTTTTTGAAATAAGAGATTAACGCCGGCGGCTACCACCATGCAACTCTATCACGTTGAAACTCTTGAAACGGTCAACCAGTCGTGCCTCAAAGCGTTTCTTAAAGTCTTTGACGGTAAGGTTGCTTGTGATATGATAGCGTTTGCCGTATTGTTGGTAAATCTCATAGCGGGCAAAGAGAAATTCATCGGTAACTTGGGTGAGCTGTGTGCCGAAACTCTTTTGCTGCTCAGTTGCAATACCTAAGTCGTTAAGGCAAATGTTGTAGGGATTAACCCCGTCAAACGCCTCTTGTCGGCTTGCTCCTTTAAGCTCATTGTATGTGTACTTATCAATATGTCCGAATACCTTTTGGTAGTTCATAAGTTGGGTCATACTGATAGAGGTAAACTGATTATCGTTATTGGTCGCTTGTAGATAATCCGCGAACACTTGCATCAACATAGTTTTGCCGGTACCGGGTTCGCCTACCAATAGGATATTCTTGTGAATTTTGTAATCCTCATCGGGAAAGACGGATTCAGCAAGCGGGCAGTTGTTGAAATAGTAGAGTAAGAAACGTAGCACGTTTTTGTTATGCTCATCAACCATAAAGCGCGAAAACTCACGGAGCATATAGTTATCGCCCATTCCGATAACCATATTGGCGTGTACGTTGTATTCGTTCTCATCGGTGAGGTCATACTTAAAACCTTTCAGAATAGCCTTTCTCCGGCGCATCACCAGATTGTGGGCTTGCTCCCGTTGCAGTTGGGTTCGCTCCTGTTGCATACGGCGCAACAGTTCCAAAGCCTCCTGCTGATTTTGCGGTAGTCGCATTTGTTGTGGGTCTAATGCCATATCTTAATTGTTCATCGTTATATCTATCCACTACCCAATTAAGGATAGCTCTATAATCACTCTTGTATCGTTTGCCACTTTGCCCTTTGTAGTTGTCGAGTATTTCAATCATTCGCCTTACGGCCTCCTCTGTGTGTTCAGTACACAACTTGGCATACTCATCTTTTGTCAGGGTTACAAATTCGGCATACTTGTATTTCTTTTTCTTTTCAGCCTTTGCTTTTTGTTCTGGGGATAGTTCGGGGGGCGTTTCTGGCACCTCATCCTCCTTAAACAGTGCCGGCTTTTGAGGTGTGGCTGCTGGTGTAGGGGGCGGTTCAACAATCGTGGGGGGCGTTTCCTCTATTTTGGGATTGAGGATTTTGTCTTTCATTACCTCGCCACCTTTGCGGCCGGCTGTGCGCCTTGATTTGCTCACACGCTCACGGTGTACCATATCCGGGGAGTAATAAGCCCCTTTGTCATTCCTTGCCAATAAGCCATTTTCCAAAAGTATTGAAAGGGCTAACGGGTCAATATCCAATAGGCGTATTATCTGGTCTTGCGTGTATGGTTTGCCGTTGGCTTTTGCCATTATCCCCCTTGTGGGGCTTTCCCACATATAGCAAAGCATAGTAAGCCATATCCCTCTTAGGTCATAAGAGAGATTATTGATACGGGGGCTGTCTAACCATTCCCCCGTATCAATAGGCATTTGCGATTTTGTCCGCTTTATTGCCATAGGGGATTGCAGTTGTTACGCTTCGAGAATGGCAATATCGGGGGCAAGTTCACGGATAGAGTTCAGCACTTTGTCAATGCTGTTGTCGCGCCACTCATCCATAAGCTCCTGTGCGCCGGGTGAAACGAGTTGTAGAAACACCTCACCGTCTGTAAGGTAGTGGTCAAACTCCACATCGAAAGTCGTTTTGACGGGACCGGCGAAGATAGGAATTTTCACGGTGAACGATTTAGGCAGGTTGCTTTCTACCTCTTGGCGGTACACATCGGCGCGTGAGCCGGACGGGTCATGCTGCTTTTCGATTTGTGCCTTAGCTTTGGCGGTGAAATTCTTGAGGGCTGACACCAGCTTCATGCACGTTTCCTTATCCTCAAACGCGGAGCGATTAAGGCGCAGGAATTGTCCCAGTTTAGCGGGTGTCCACCCTACGTTGGGGTTGTTGATTCCGAATTTCTTAAAGATTTCGGAAAGTTGGGCGGTGCCGGTGATAGTGTTCTTGGTGTAGTGGTCGCTTTCGTTGACTGTGAGCGTGATTGTCATTTTCTCACGCTCCACCAGAATGTTTGCTTTTTTCTGGTCTATCGTGTCAACGCGCTTTTCCAGCCAGTCAAGGGGCGTAGAGAGTACGCCACACACGCTGATACTTTCGGGGGCTTTGGTGTCAAGCACGGAGCTTGCACGGCCCTCACGATACACTACCTCAATAGGCTTATCGCCTGTGTAGTGTTCGATGTTGATTGTAATAGGCTTGCTATCTTCCATGTTTTTTTTGTGGGGTTAAGTTGGTGAATATTGTTATTTAGTCATCGGTGCCGGTGCGATTGAAAAAGCGCGTGGCTTGAATGATGTTGCGTTGGCGTTCCTCCGGGGTTATTGGGCGTTCCTCAATCTTGTAGCCATCGCCAGAGTAGTAGGCGGCTGTGCCATCCTCCACATCTACGAATTTGAAAGTGTCGGCCGTTACCCATTCGCCACGGGATTTCAGCTCATCGAGGATTTTGCCCCGGCGTTCAAGCAATGGCTTGATACGTCCTTTTATGTCAGCGCGGATTTGGGCGAGTTCATCTTCAAGTTCGGCAACTTGGATTGACACTTGCTCCAGTTCAGCACGGCGGGCATACACCTCATCTTGGGAGAAAGAGCGCGTAAAACTACGCTGCTCTATCTGGTCGCAGTTGTCCCGCAACATTTGTTCGCGGGATTCAACCGGGTCATTGGGAAACATTACATCGGGTTGCATATCTCTTTTTATTTGGGGTTGATGTTGCAGTTTTATTCCGTGATATGTTCGCCCACGGTGAAATTGAAAGCGATTGCCTCAGCCCACAACTCCACGAATTGTTTGCCAAAGTATTCTGCCTTTTCCTCAGTGTCAAGGCACAAGCGGAAGCCACCGAGCGCACTCGAGCGCGAGGAACGATAAGTCGCAATCAGATAACCGAAGCCCGCACCCGCTCCAGCACACGCAGCAGCAGACAGGAGGGCACCCCGCTGTTCTTTGTTCATGCGCTCCATTTCATCTTTGGTGTAGAGTGCAAACCACGGGTACCAATAGGTACGTTCACCTTTGGGGTCGGGATATACCTTAACCTCACCACCCCAAAGGGCGCGGCAAATGGTTTCCAGTTTCATTTGAGCCACAATGTGCTTAGGTAGCTCAAACAAATCTTCAACACTATCGCCATTTCTCACGATGAGAGATTTATTGAGGGTCGGCTCTATTCCGAGTGCCACACACGCATCCTCATAGGAGCGGATAGTGGTATAGTCGGAAAGTGTGGGGGCTGGCTTGGCGGGTGCAGTTGTTTCATCGCTACGTCCACAGAGGACGGCCAGCACTTTGCGCGTTTGCTCATCAGCCATAGCATAGGCCGCGTCATAGTTCGCGCTGTTGATTTCGATTACGTTTTCTTTCATCATCTAATTCTTTTAATTTGTTGATGTTAATTTTAGTCATTCTTATTGCGTTTGCCACTCTAAGGCTTTTTGTGGGATTGCGTGGCAAAAGTTCTAATATCATCGGAATATGCCTTACCAGTTCGGCCACAACATTATCAGCTACTTGTATCATTCAGCCTCCAGTATTTATCCGGGTCCGGTATTTCGATTCCGAGAAATTCACGCCCATAATCCCTTAGCTTATCGCAATAAGTGGAGAATTGCACGGTGTTCATCGTGGCTGTCGAGCTTGGAAATTCCACTATTTCGCCAGTGTGTCGGTTGACAACACTTTCCTTTGCCATAATGGATTTGAAAAACTCATGCACTTGCTCCACCGTGGTAAACTCCCAACCAGCCTCTAAAAGCCCGTCTAAGAGCATAGGGTAGATACAGCCCCAGAGCCAACCGTTTTGGTCGTTGGTGCGCGGCTTGCGGATTTTCTTAACCTCAATGTGGAAAAGTCCATCGCAAACTTGCGTAAACCACTCATATAGGGGTTGTAGGCTAAATCGCCCGTTAATCTTTTCAACCATCACCTTTGCCATAGTCAATACTTGGTAATGTCAATAGTCATATTCGGGTGCGCAGCATACACAACTTTACCCGTTTGTCGTTCAATGGTGCTTATGAAATGCTCCCTATCGCTGTTTTGCTCCGAGAGGTGCAACAACACGATTTCTTGAACGTGGGATAGGTCATGTTCAGAGAGTACACGCTTGCAAGTGTCAAGCTCCATGTGAGAGTTGGGGAGGCGTTCAATCTGCCTTTTGAGAGTGTAGCCCTTACTCACTGCCTCAATCAGCTTAGGGGTGGAATAATTACACTCTATCCAAACATGATTGAGAGCCGGAAATAAATGCAAGCAGTCGCAACTGTCAGTGAGAAACAACACACGCCCACAATCCGGGTGCATGATATGGTAGCCGACACAAGGCACATCGTGGCAGGCGTGGAAAGGCAGTACCTTAAACCGGCCCAGCTTATACCCTTTGTTTGGCTGGATAGCAACGGCGCGTGAATCCGTCAGTTGCTTTGCAGTCCATACATCAGGCAATGCCAATGTGTGAATACCATTCTCCACCATGTTCTTAATGTATTTGGCGTGGTCGTTGTGGCGGTGGGTGATTAGACAGCCCGCCACTTTGCGGATATTGTAGCCCAAAGCCTTTTTTACATCGGCAAAGCGTATGCCCGCCTCAAGTATCAAAGCCTCGTTGCCGTTGTCAAGAATGTAGCAATTACCACTTGACGAGCTGCCTAACACTTTCAATTCCATTGTCGGAGCGGATTAAAAACCGGGGTCGGGTTCTGTTGGCAAATTCTCATTTTCCGCTTCCTCAACGCCGGCGGGGGCATTGCTTACGTCCTCATAGTCCACCGTGGTTACATCAATGGCTTGCACGGGTTGAGCCGGAGCCAGCGCGGGGGTGTCGGTCGTAGTGAGTTGCTTAACATCGCCAGTAGTTTCATCTTTCTCCAAAGCCTCTTGGAGTTCCACGGAAAGATAGCCATATTTACTTAGTAGATTTCGTAAAACGGTCTTAACTGCCATTCCGTGAAAGTTACCGAGCCAACCCAAATTGCCACTTTCGGCAACAACGGGCAGTTTAGCTAACTCCATAAGGCTCTCAACTGTTACGTCACTATTCCACATAAGAGCTTTGGAGTAGCGTTTGGCGTGTTTGGCAATATCCTCAACGCTCATATAGAGTGCCTTGTGATAGCCATTGAGCAGTTCGATATAGGCAAAGTAGCCAATCACTTTGTCCGAGGTCTTTTCTCCGTCCAAATCAATCTCACCAGTGAGCTTTGATTTTTTACGGAGTTCGCCCTCATATACCACGTCCGCATTGATAATGCGATATTGGCCGGTACGCATGGCAAGTTGATACAGCCCCTTGTAGCCTATCTGGAAAGTAGGCTCATAGCGTTTAACCTTGTTACCGTGTTCATCGGTGACGGTGTTGTTGTAGGCTATGATATAAGCCTGTCCGAGTGCCTTGTTGATAGGCAGGCGCAGGGCGGCCGCTTTAAGTGCCTCCTTACACACTTGGCCGGGGTCGCAAAGTTGGAGCTTGCTATCTGAGCCATAGAGTTCCAACATTGAGGCTATGAATGTGGCGGCCCCGGCTTTGAGGGTGTCCTCAAATTGCCTTTTCATTGAGGCACGATTAAGCATTTCGCTTAATATGTTGACGGGGGATTTCTTTGCCGGAGCCGTTGTTTGCGGTGTCGGTGCAGTCCTTGCGGGCTGTTGTTTCGTTGGTTGTGTCATCTTGTAGCTTATTGTATGGTTAGAGTTCGGTGAGTGCTTACACGGAGATTTACCACCTGTGAGATTGTGGGGATAATCTCATTCACGCTTTCGGCATTGTCTATGAATATCGGTGCGGAAATGCCTTTGGTGCGACATATCGCGTTGATTATATCAAGCCCGGCATTGAGCTTGCCGGCCGCGTTCACATCGGGATAGGGTATGCCGTTGACGGTGCAAAAGCAAGTCAGTTTCTCACCACCATTCTTTTGCTCTTTGAGGAAAGAGAAAGAAACGTAGCTGAAAAGGCCGTTGATACGTTCCATGAGGATTTCATCTTTGGCTTTGAGGAAGCGCGTGTAGGTGTCCTCCCAACGCTCCAAATCGGTAATGGCTTGGTTGTTGGCAACTCGCTTTTCCTCCAGCTCCTCAATCTCTTTTTGGCAGCGAGTGATTGTATCACGCTTTCCGAGGCGGCGGTTGAGTTCGGCTATGCTTTCGGAAAGAATAGCCTTAGCCTCTTGCAGTTCGCTTACATCGGTGGGCTGGATTTCAGCATTGAGGCGATTATTCAGTTCCTCAATCTCATTGGCGAGTGCGATACATTCAGGGTCAACCTTGATAAGCTCATCGGCATTTTTGGCGGTGGGGATATGCGCTTTGGCGTATTCGATACGGCCTTTGAGGTCTAACACGCTATCCTCATAGGTAGATATTTGTCCTTTGAGGCGTGTTTCCGTTTCTTTGGCGCGGTCTAACTCCTTGCGCATAGGTACGCCCTTTGCTTGGATAGACTTTTGGTGTTCTGCCTTGTGCTGTTCAAAGTTGCCACGCATTGTTTCCTTTTGCTTGGTGAGGTTTTCACCACGGAGCGGTTCGCCACAAGTAGGACATACCAGACTACCCTCAGCCGGTTCTACATACATTTCCTTTGCCACGGCCTTAAACTCATCGCGCAGGGCTACGATTTGCTCATTGAGCTTAGTAATGGTGGCTTGCACATCGGCGAGTTCTCCACGCTTGGAGGCGATATTGCGTTGTAAGGTCGCAAGTTCGCTTTCCATAGCCTGTAAGTCGGCCTTAGCCCTGTTGGTGTCGGCATTGGCTTGTATGCGCAAATTAGATTGGCGCGTAGTCAAAGCCATTTCCTTAGCCCCCTTGAGGCGTATGATTTCATTTCTACGCTGGTTGGCTTGGCTCACCGTATTGTTGTGGTCGGTAAGCTGTGCGTCTATTTCCGCGAGGCTCTTTTTCTTGGTGGAAAGTTCACTTTCAAGCGCGGCCCAGTCCTCAATCTCCGGCATTAACTTTTGTGCTGTTTCGATAGAGGCGGGTATGGTTTTGAGCGCATCATTGCAACTCTTTTTCTTTGCCGCTATCTCTTGGGCGAATTTGATTAGTGAGGTACCGTTGATATGGTCCAGCAACGCCATAAAGCCCTCATCAGTTGCCGCTATTTCCTCATCGGATATATTGCCTACCATTTCAAGCAACATATCTTTCTGGTCATCGGCTGAAAGACGTGGGAAATAGTGCGGGTTGGTAATCATGCGAAAGACATTCTCCGGGATTATTTCGGAGATTTCCGCTTGATACTCTTTTTTGGTGCCGCAACGTACATCATTGATGAAATACTGTTGCTCATCATTCATGGATTCCTCATTAGAGCCGTTCTTTTTGCTCCATTTCTCCACTAAGCAGCGTTGCAGTTTGATTTCTCGCCCGTCTATCTCAAACACACCTGTTACGGAGTGTTCCAGACGGTAGATAGGCTTTCCGTCCGTGCCGAGGGTCTTTACATTAAATCCCCCGTTGCCATCGCCACGGCCCGCGCTATCCTTTCCAAAGAGCAGCCAAAGGTAAGCATCATAGAGAGTGGTCTTGCCGGTGGCGTTACCGCCTTGGATAGAAACCACATCACTATCAAACGCAACCTCAAAGGAGCGTACACCCTTGAAATTCACAAGAGCCAGCGATTTGAGCTTAATTGTTTTCATGTTATCTGTGAATTATTGTGTTTAGCCTTTCGGCATTATTGATTGCCATCAGTTCAGCGCGTGAGTAATAGCGTTTGGCATTGAGTGCCGCCCCGTTGCGTTGGGGTGTTATCAATCCGCTTTCAACCCACCTCTTAACCCTAACCTCTTGGAATTGGCGATACGCCTCACGTTGAGAAATAAGGTCAGTAGCCGGGGCCGCGTCCTTTTGGTAGGTAGCGACACCGAGCGCGGCCATATCCGAGCATAGCGTCTTTAATTCGTACAACTCCATTGTTACGGTCATCACTTAGCCTCCTTATACGCTTTGATTTTGCGTGTTAGTAATTGCTTGAGGCTTTCGCCATCCTCATCATCAATAAAGAGCAAGTAGGCAAAGTAAAGCGAAGCAGCCACAAAGAGCCAGTGCGCCCAGTTGCCGGCGATTACACCCCGTATAGCCCCACATAGGCATAAAAGCCATACTGAGAGCCAACAAGTGTTGTAAATTTGTATTCCAGTCATCGGTGTTGCAATTTGATTAAGAGAATAATTCGTTTTCTGGTACGCCCAAATGCTTTGCAATAATGGATGTTTTCAAAGCATCGGGCTTTTGTGTTCCGGCAATCCAGCAGCGCACCGTTACCTCATGCACCTTAACCAACTTGGCGATTTCTTTTACAAAAGCCGACTTGGGGGCTATCGGTGCTTTGCTTGGTAGCGCGTCATAGATTTGCCTAAACTTTGTTTTTTTCTTTTGTTCCATTATAATTTTTATAGTGTTTATGTGTTCCGCAAACATAAATTTTGTATCTTTGCGGCGTTATAAATCTTATTGTGTTGCAAAGGTAAACATATTTACCTAAACTACCAAAAGATTTTAGGATTAAATTTAGGTAAATTTTTCTCAAAAATCATAACTACCTCATAATGACAAAGATAGACCGATACAAAATTTTAGTCCGCTACCTCATTAGTATTGGGGTAGCTGCCAGCCAACAAGAGTTGGGCACAAAAGTTGGCTACAACAATGCCTCCGCGTTCTCACAAGTCATAAACGGAAAGGCCGTAGAGCCTAAAAACTTTATGAACAAACTAAAAGAATTATCACCCAACCTAAACCTTGAATGGCTTGAAACAGGCGAGGGCAATATGCTTATTGAGGAAAATGTGAACTCGCAAGAGAATACACAAGAAAATGCGGGCAGCGGTCAGCAATTCAACGGCCCGATAACGGGGGATAACCCACAGTTTGCCGGAAACAATCTTACCAACAACCCGCCTTGCACCTTTGGAGTAGAGATAGACAAAATCGTTTCTGCAATGACTGCACAAGCTGACCTCACCAAAGAAGCCCACGAAATAACCCGTAGAGCGCAAGACCAAGTTGACCGCGCACAGGCGCAAGTGGATAAGGCGCAATCCCAGATTGACCGCCTCCTAACTATGCTTGAACTGAAATTTAATATAACACCAGCAACCGTATGAATACCTACTATCGTATGGTGATAGAGCTTATGAAAGAAAGCCTCACCAGTGTAAACCGGGTAAATTCCGATGAGAGCCTCCGAGTGCTGACCGAGATAGAGAAAGCAATCACAACTGCAAAAATCACCGGCCAGCCCCTTGATGAGCTTTACCAGCTCAAAGCCGATGTTGAACTTGTACGCACGTTGAATGAATAGCATAAAAGGGCTGTTCTCTATTTTGCTTTTGACAGTAACGCTATCGGCCTGCCAAAAGCCACATGAAAAGTTGATAATAGAGAGTATGAGTGAAAATCCCCATTATAATCTCATATCCATAAGCGACCCTACCCCGGATTGTATTGATAGCACACTTTGGATGCCGGCACACAAAATCTCCATAGGAGAAACTGACTACTACGGACCAGTTCAAGTAGTGGAGCATATCTACACAAAAGATATTGCTCATAAAGACACCATCTCAGAACTTTGGATTTTTGATGAAAGTTTTAAGCGTCCAATCTTTATCAGTCAAAGATGAACACCTCAGTAAGCAAGCAAATCATGGAACGCTTTTATTGCGCCCTTGACGCGATAATTGCGATGAAACGAATAAGGGGTGTCAACACCTATTGTCGGCTCTACGACATTGACCGGCGCAACCTCATAGCCAATCGGAAAGACTTAGAGCGTGGTTGGTTTCAAGTATCATGGCTCCAACCTATGGTTAAAGAGTATGGCGTTAGTGCCAAATGGCTTTTGCTTGGAGCCGGAAAGATGTTTGAGGACTAAAACGAATGGAGCGGTGCTTTCGGGTGTCGCTCCACTTGTTTTGTTCTTTCCCCCATACCCCCTATTTCTAAAACATATACTACTTTCTTATACTCTCTATATAGTGTGTTTTAACGCGCCTGCGCGCATTATGCGCGTGCGCGTGAGGCTAAATTTTGCTTAGGCAAAACCGCCTTAATAAGATATTGCGCCACAATGATTTACAAATTTTGCTTAGGCAAAATATTGATTTTGTCATTTTGCTTAGGCAAAAGTCGGCAATAATCTATAAACCAGCATTTTACAAATTTTGCCTAAGCAAAAATTTGGTGTGTGGAACATTTTGCCTAAGCAAAATAATTTTATAACATTCATATTTACAACGTAATACAAATTTTGCCTAAGCAAAATAAGTGTGTTTGAGAGGGTGTTTTGGGGCGATTTTGAGGGGCAAAAATCCGTGAAACATTTTGCCTAAGCAAAACCGCCTTAATAAGATATTGCGCCACAGCGATTTGCAAATTTTGCTTAGACAAAACCTATTTTTTAGGCTCATCAACACTTGGTAAATTCAGTTGGAGTAAATCAAGTACGGCACGATTGGCTTTATCTATGCGCTCCCAATTCTTACGAATGTAAATATCCGTCACCCGCATTGTTTCATCCACATGGTTCAACGCCTCATGAACAGTGTATTTGTCAACGCCAGCGTCATTGTTGGCAATGGTAGCCCACGAATGGCGGGCAGCGTAAAACTCCAAATCATCAACGCCAATAATATCTCCCAACTTTTTAAGCCCCTTGTTGAGAGCCGCGCAAAACGTATCCATTGAGGAATAGAGTTTGTAGAACTTGAAAACTCTTTGCCCGGACGGGTCCCGGTACTTTTCAAATAGAGCCATTACCTCCGGCTCCAGCTTTATTGAGATTTCCGCATTGTCGGCGCGACGGTTTCGTGTCTTGGCACGTTGGTAGGTAATGCGGCCACCCTTGCAGTCCGTAGCGGTGTATAAGTCCACAGCGTTCATGCCGACCAGCATAAAACTCAACAGGAATACATCTTTGGCAAAGTTGAAGCGGTTCACACCCGGTTGCAGAATGGTTGTATAAGGTATCTCGGAGAATTTGCGTAGTTGCTCAACCGTCAACGCTCGTTTCCTTGAAAGCGATGGCTTGGGTATCTCTACTTTGTTGAATGGTGAAAAGGGTATGCGTATAATGCCGGCCTCCTCATCGTTAAACTCTTTTTTGGCTCGGTTATACATAGCTCGGAGTTGAGCGAGATACAGGCTTTGGGCGCGGTCTCCTTTTTTGCAGTTTTTCCGTGGGGGCTGGGCCGCTATCCATGTTATCCAATCAGTAAGGAATTGCACGGTGATTTCTTTTATGCTTACACTCTCACGACCGACAAAACGGCAAAGGCTGTTAATCGCAACCTCATACGCCCTTGCGGTGCCACCACGCCCTGCCTTGTCAAGTTTGGTAACGAACTTGCGCGTATAGTCCACTATATCCAAATCAAAGGGTTTATCTGTTTCTTTCCGGGTGATAAGCTCTACCACTTGCTCAACGCTCATGTCATCAAGCCCCTCACCAACACTATTGCAGATTGAGCGATACTTGCGCAACAAATCCTCAACCATATCAATGTACCGTTGATTTTTCAGCTTGAGGGCGCGTGTCATGTCCTCTTTACCTACATACCACGGAGTAGCGAGATACTTTTTGCGCTGCTTGTGGGTAACTCGGATTTTGATGTTATATGTGCCATCTGCCCGCTTTTGGTGAGCATATATTTCTGCTTTGAAGGTAGCCAT